TACCGTACCAACTCCTCCCCTCTTGGTTCTATACCCTGTGTGGATTACTGGCTGTGCTATCTATGCTTGGGCTGCTTATACTCGCAAGTCATTTGGTATGCTTGCCAATTATGTACTCTTAACAACCATTGACACATTTGGACTTTTAAGGATGGTTCTGTGAATATAGATGATGTTATGAAACGAATTAAAAATTTGCAGGAATATGAGATACAAATAAGTGTTCCTGAAGAGTTTCATTTCACAGGATCTGTTCCATACGACATTCATATTGTTGGTAGTATTGCATTTGTTACATTAGTTGCAGAGTCGTTTGACGAAGCCAAAGAATTAGTGTATAATTACTTCTACAACAACCCTGAGAATTTGCAATGATATTAACTACAAGTACATTTACTGGCACTATTCCATATGTTCCACCACCAACACCACAAGCACCTACATTCACATTACCTGATCCAATCAGTTATGAGTTTCAGGTAGTTGAATATATGCAAGATGAAAAGATTACAAAAGTTGCATTACAAGTTAAACAAAACACTCATGATCAATATGGAAATATCAAAATGCATGGTGTTTGGTATGATGTCCCACGTGTACAGGTGAAACTATGAATATCTTCTATCTCCACAACGATCCAAAAACCTGCGCAGAAATGCATGTGGACAAACACTGCGTAAAAATGATACTTGAATATGCTCAATTACTTTCTACTGCTCATCGTGTTATTGATGGTACCATTTCTGTGGGTCTCTCAGCATCTGGACGTAAGAAAACTTCATACGTGCTTATGGATCAGCGTGAGTCTGTTCTTTACTCTGCTACTCATATCAATCATCCTTCTGCTATCTGGTGTCGCAAAGGTATAGTCCAATATCGTTGGTTACATAATCTTTTGATTGAACTTTGTAAAGAATACACATATCGTTATGGTAAAATCCACAAAGTTGAACGTAGTGGTCTACTCTGGGAATTAGAAAAACCACCAAAAAATATACATACTGATGTATTCTGGTCAGAACCAACTCCAGCCATGCCAGACCACTATAAAGTCGCTGGTGATTCAATTCAGTCATATCACAACTACTACCTTGGTGATAAGACTAGAATGTTTTCGTGGAAAAATCGTCTCCAACCTTCTTTTGTTACTAAATAAGATTATGCCTACCTATACTTTTAAAAACACAAATACAGGTGAAGTGACTGAAGTTGTCATGAAGATTGCTGAACTCGATCCATATCGAGCAGCCAATCCGCATCTAGAGACCATCATTGGTGCGCCAATGCTTGGTGATCCCACTAAACTTTCTGCGTCTAGAAAATACGACTCAGGATTTAAGGAGGTGCTACAAAGAATCCACGAAAAAACTCCAGGAAGTCAATTAGAACAATCATCATCACAATTATAAAGAGGGATACGAATGGCTCGTAAAGCAGCACTGAAAGTAGTAGATAATGAACAAAGTGAGCCAAAAGAAACTAATCAAAGAAAGCCAGTGAGCAATCATTTAAGATTGCGCATCGATGATCTGAAAACATTCCAGCCGTTGACAGATAATCAAAAATTATTCTTTGATGCATATAAACGAGGAGATTATTTTGTAGCACTCCATGGAGTAGCTGGAACTGGAAAGACTTTTTGTGCACTGTATAAAGCAATAGAAGAAGTGTTAGATAAAAGCAATCCTTTTGATAAAATTATCGTTGTTCGTTCAGCGGTACAAGGACGTGAGATTGGACATCTTCCAGGCGATGTAAATGAGAAGATGGAAATTTATGAACAACCATATCGTCAGATCTGCGAAACTTTATTTGGTCGCAAAGACGCATGGGATAGATTAGAAGAACAGCACCACATTGAGTTTATCTCAACATCATTTATTCGTGGTATGTCTTTTGATGATGCTATCATCATTGTTGATGAGATGCAAAATATGACTTATGAAGAAATAGATACTGTAATGACACGTGTTGGTTATCGATCAAAGATTATTTGGTGCGGTGATTATCGTCAGACAGATCTAAATAAAAGAAAGAACGATGTTACTGGAATCTTAAAATTCTTTGATATAGCTCAACATATGAATGCATTCACTCGTATTGAGTTTACTGTAGATGATATTGTTCGTTCTTCTTTAGTAAAAGATTATATCTTAGCTAAGTTAAGATATGAAGATAAAATAGAAAACACAGGAGGAAAGTAGTATGATAGAAACGATATTTTTACTTTTAATTGGTGCATTTATTGGGTGGCATTTCCCACAACCTAACTGGGCGATTGTCTTAGAAACAAAAATTAAATCAATATTCAAAAAATGATTACAGCAGATCAATTCCATCACTTATTCCCACGTGCTCAAGATCCAGAGAGTTGGGCGTCTTCTATGAACGAAGTATTCCCAACTTATGAAATTAATACACCAGAACGTGTTGCTGCTTTCTTAGCGCAATGTGGACATGAATCTGGTGGCTGGACAGTCTTTGAAGAGAACTTAAATTATTCAGCACAAGGTTTACATAGTTTATTTAAAAAGTATTTCCCTACTCTTCAATCAGCTGAACCATATGCCAGAAAACCAGAAATGATCGCCAACAAAATCTATGCAAACCGCATGGGTAATGGCGCACCAGAATCTGGTGATGGATACAAGTATCGTGGACGTGGACCAATCCAACTTACTGGAAAATCAAACTACACTCAATTCGCAAAAGATATGTTTGACGATTGGCAAAATGTAGTTGATAATCCAGATTGGGTTACTGCTGATAGAGATTTTGCTCTTATGTCAGCAATTTGGTTCTGGAACAGATCTAATTTAAATCGTGAAGCTGATGCTGGCGATATTAAAACAATGACCAGAAAGATCAATGGTGGATACATTGGTCTTGAGGATCGTATTAAACATTACAAAGAGGCGATTCATTTACTTACATAATGCGAAATTTTATACAATATGATTGGGCTAAACTTGAACGTGATACACAACCAGATGGAACACGTGTATACAAAACACCATCTGGTAAAGCATACCCAAGCGTCACCACAGTCACAGGACTCCAAACAAAAAAAGGAATCTTGGAATGGCGAAGAAGAGTCGGTGAAGAAGAAGCTAACAGAGTATCTGCGAAAGCATCAGGACGTGGAACAAGAATCCATACCCTCTGCGAAAACTATTTGCTTGGAAGAGATGCCAGCCCACTTATATCTGATGCAGAGATGTTTGGGTCGATGCGAGAATGGTTAGATGACATTGATAACATTCATTGTTTAGAAACACCACTCTACTCTGACTTTTTACAGGTTGCTGGTACAGTTGATTGTATTGCAGAGTTCCAAGGTAAGTTATCTGTTATTGATTTTAAGACATCATCAAAACCGAAAGACAGAGATGATATCCATCAGTACTTTATGCAAACTGCTGCATATGCAGTAGCGTTTGAAGAGCGCACAGGAATTCCAATTGGAAGACTTGTGATTATAATGGGAGTTGACAACGACTTCCCTCGATTGTTCATAGAGAAACGTGATAATTGGATAGCTGGATTTAGGAAATTGAGAATGGACTATCGAAACCAATACAATATCTAAGGATCACATGAAATACATTTCAACGATAGCATTTTTATTTTGCTTTACTGCTTCAGCGTCAGCACAGAACATTGTCGATTTAACTAAACCAATGAAGTGTTCTGAAGTAGAAACAGTAATGGGTTACTTCTCAAATACTCATAATGAGAAACCAGTTTGGGTTGGAAAGACAGTGCACAATACTCACATAACATTACTAATGAACAAAGAAACTCGTTCATGGACTATGGTGGAATATGATTCCAGACTAGGATGTGTATTGGGTGCTGGTGAAGAAAAATCTGGCAGTGATCCATCGTTTGGTGTTAAGTACAATGCTCAACGATAAATAATTTGAATTGTAAGAATATATGATGTATAATATTGATATGGTTGTTTGAAGTTAACCGAAAGGTGTACTGGACGGGAGTTCGATTCTCCCCACCTCCACCAAAAAGATAATTATGAAAAATAGATATACCGCATTA